AAATAATTTTATGACTTCCGAACTTGTTTCTAAAGCCAAACGTTCTTTCACTACTATAGTGAAGACTCCTGTACATATTTTACATAATAAAAATTATAATTTGAATCAAGATTTTACAATTTACAATATTTTGGATATCTTGGATAGATGTGGTATGAGTGTATATTCTCACCCTCGAACTTACAAGCTCCTTTTAATTAAGCATGCCTGTTTAGCTCGTACGTTGACTTATTACTCCAGTGCCAAATTTGCTAGACCTAGAAGATACCCTCTTATTGCTTATTTATGTATTTCTATTGCCCCTTATCTTTCTGAATTGTTTTTAAAGTTGAGAGATATAGAACAAGTTTGTGGATTACCGATCGGATGTATGACATCAGATAAGAGTATGGAAGAGAATTTAATAAGATATTTCAAAGATGAATTAGTTCCTCTTCTGAATTATTTCATTGACGATAGTGAAGTTACATTTATATTGTCTAGCGTGCCTGACGCTTCAGGCTTTGAGAGAAATATCTCAAAAATAAGTGCGAGAGAATTCGCCCTAATGTACAATAATTTAGATGGTTCTAATTCCTATTTGGTATGCCCTATTAATTCTAATAATGAAACAGAGATGTATTTTGCGAAAAGTAATTTCTGTATTCCATCATGCATCACATATAGAGGATTAGGAGTACAATTACCTTTGGTTACAAGTTACCATGATTTCCATTGGTATTCTCAGTGCAAAACCACCACTCCGTGGTGTTCATGCACTTTCTGTACGAAGATGGATGCTTCTGGTTATTCCGATGATTGGGATATACCCTATGATGGTGTTACGTTCCAGGGCTCTGTGGAGATTAAGAAATTAGATAAAAAGAAAGGAAAATTGAAGAGATCTAATGCTGTTTTGGATCTAGCAGAAGAGTTTGACAAGTTGGAACTTAAAGAGACGATTAAGCGAGAGAGGACATCCTCATGGGAGTCTGATTTACCCGTAACTGATAAATTCCATGTTGAACCTTTGAATAAACCTTTAAAACAGAAGAAGAAGATTGACCCCAAGTACAAAGCCGTTATTACAAGTGTACAAGAATATGAGAAGAGTCTCGATAAGACTTCGTATAAGACTAACAAGCGTATAAGAACAGTTAGTGCTATTTTAGCTGACCTTGACGCCCGTAGACGTGATGAAATACGTACGAAGGAACGAGAGAGGAAGAATAATAAGATATTTGCACATTTCCAGATGGAAGGTCTCAAAGATGTTATAAGTGGGAAAGGTATCAAGATGGGCTCCGAAGAGAAAGATATAGCCCGTAGCCTTGTTGATGAACTTAAGAAATGTCGAGAGACTGCTGTCGGTATTGTAAATGGCAAAGGATCTGAAGTCTTGGATATTGTACAACGACTTGGACTTAGTGTAGATAATGCTAATTGTAATGTCAAGGAAGGCCTATCGTTTATGGATGGTCTTAATGATAAGTTGAGTCAATTTGCCAAGATTTCTGGAATTGTAGTTCTGGTTGGAGCCTTGATATTAGGCGCCAAACAGATTTTTACAAGTAAAGGAACAAATTGGCCCATATTATTGGCTTTAGCTATCGGTGTTATAGATCTTATTCAAGATTCCCCTATTTTATTCTCTAGTAGTACTAGTGACATATTCAAGGAGAAGGCTAAATCTTTGGGCAATACTATCAAATATTATTTTGATCAGTTGAAAGAGGCTATACTAGATATCAAAGCTAGATTATTTGCTCAAGAACCTGAGACTATAGTTTCCCAGGGTGAAGACTTTATATTCTTCGACCCAGATTTCAAGGCCCATTCAGCTTTGATTTCATTGGTTTTGGCAACTGCAGGAACCTGCGTTACTCAAAAACCTATTGGTGAGGAAACATGTATTGATTTTATGAAGTCTCTTGGTAATTGGCAGAGACTGAGTGGAGGAATCGCTGATGTCTGTACATATATGGTTAATTTGGTTAGAAAAGCTATTAACTACATTCGAGAGAATTGTATGGGACTTGGTCCTCTTACTCAGATCATTGAAGGTGAAGATAAGCTTAATAAATGGCTAGCTGATTTCAAAGAATTCCAAGATACAAAATTGCGGAAAGGTATTAAAAATGATGTAGCTACTGCTGACAAGATTATAACTTTGCAATTTAGAGCAATTGGATTAAAGGCTAGTTGGCCAAGTACAGATAAAGGAAATAGGTTACGTGCTATTGTAACGGATAAAGAGCGAGTATTGCAGAAAATCCTAGATGGTATGGGTAATATTAACCAAGATGGCGCGGGTATGCGACAAGAACCTGTTTGTGTCCTAGTTATTGCCCCACCTGGATATGGTAAAACTTATGCTACCACTTATATTTTGACACAAGTTCTCTTAATGATTTCTGATCCGGACGATAGAGAAAAAGTTATGTCTGGAGATTGGCAAGATTTCTTCTATAATAGAATAGCATCGCATGAGTATTGGGATGCTTACTGTGGACAGCTG